CCTACCATGATAGCAACGCCTTCTGGGCCTTTGGGGAATGTGCCTGTGTCACGATCATAAAATGATGTGATAAACTCTGCTAATTCTTCGGTGTTGAGCCTCTGCTTTCTCTTTTCAAAATCACGTTTGGGCTTGTCGTCTTTGTATTCTACATCTTTCATAGTCAACGGTGGCTCGCCTGACTTCTTACGATCAATCGCTGGTCTTTCGTAGTCTCTGGGATTGTCAGGATCCACAGCCTCTTGCGGTACTGGTTCCTCTGCAGGCGCAGCCGCTGCTGCTGGATCAACTGGTGCTGGTTCCGCTTCCGGGGCAGTTTGGTCACCTCCTTGGGCTGCTTCCGGGTCATCCACCATGTCGCCAAAATCTAACTGTTCTAGTGCTTCGGGTGCATTAAATTCTAACCAATCGTTAATCAATGGTCGTACACATGCATCCGGATCTTGTGCTGCTTGTTCTTTAATTCGTTTGTACAATTCTGGATCTTCAATTAAGCCTTTGAGACTCTCGATAGCGTTAGTTCCGTCAACGCCTGCTGGAAAATGCTGGCCTACAAGTTCTTGTAGTTCCTGTAATGCTGCTGCCTGTTCGTCGGGGTCTTCACTGGTCACTGCACTATCTTCGCCTAGACCCATGACCCAATTTTCAAATTGAGCAAATGGATCGTTGTCTTCTGTTTCAACCGTTAGGTCTTCGTTGTTGATTTCTTCTTGTGTCATAGCGACTATGTCGTCATAGCCTATGGTGCTTCCTTCTTTCATCAGTCTGTATAAGACCGGAAACACAGTTGCGATATCTTCTTTGAATGATCTGACCGTGAATTTTTGTTTGAAATCTTCTACTACATCTTGTGGAATTTCTTCGCTGTCGTAGGCTTGGAATGATTCTTTGTATGCCTCGTAATGGCTTTGTTTGCTCAATGCCTTGATCTGTTCTCTTAGATGATTTAGATATTCTGTGCTTCTTTCGACCACAGAGTTAGTATCTGAGTTCATTAGGTCGTTGCGTACTACGTAGTTGCCGAAACTCTTGAGTTGTGCAATCTCTTCGCTCATCTGTGTAATACTCTTGCCTAGATCGTCGTAAGGTAAGCCGCCGTTGGCCACGTGACGCTGCATGGCTCTAGCACCAGCTAAGTGAATGAAAGGATACTTAAATCTTTCACCGTCTTGATTCTCTACAAACAGGGCATTAATATTTCTAGTTCTGGCACCTGGTTGTGTGTCATCCATCACTGCATGGCTGTGTTTAATAATTAGACGTGTGTCCATTAATTTTTGGTAGCTCATTGTTTTGCTACCGTACATTGTGCTTTCACTCATTAGGCTTTCTCCGACTGATTTCTGTATCATATTTGTCTGTGGTTTAGGTTGTGCATTTTGACTTAGGAACTCGTAATCTCGTTTATCTAAATTATCTTTAGCAATATCACGTGTGTCAAAACTTAATAATCTTCGTTTGGCAAATTGACGCAGTTCTTTCAAAAAGCCGTACCAGTTTGTTTTTTGCCCGTCATCCATGCCTTCTGTAATTCCATTAGAAAAATACACTTTCATAGAGTTGGGTTCTGCAAGGCTGATACTGACATGTCCTATAGGATTTTGACCTTCTGTGTAGTCAAAATCAAAGAACCTAGCTTGCTCTGGATTGATAGTGATCTCCCCTGAACCTGCACCTAGTTTTAGGCCGGAGAAGCGGCTACGTACTTTGTAGAATAAATCTGTGGCGATGTTGTTTGTTGCGTCCATAAGTATATTTATCAAAGGCCCATGCTTACAAAGATCGGCATAGGCATAGATTCATCAGTGATTTTTTCCGTCATTTTGTCGTAGATCTGTGGATCCCAGTCTGCTAACACATCTGCCATGCGCATGATCAGCAGTGTTGAACTGACTAGATCGTCGTGTTCTCCGCTCTTGGCTTTAAACCCTAGTCCCGAAGCAATGTATGTTTTCAGCTCGGATATCAAGGGCTTGCTGTGGATGGTCATTTTATGATTTTCAATCATGTTCTTTAGCTGGCTGCAAGCAGATATTTTACTTCTATGTGTGGTGTTGAATCCTTTACGGAACTTGCGAATGTGTCCTTTGCGGATGGGCTCTGAAAGGAACAATCCATGAAAGTTTTCTTCACCTATGTCGTTGATCACTATTAGGGCAGATTCACCTATGGTATTGTTTTCAACACTGTAATACATAATAGGTGCACCGCCCTGTTCTTCACCTCTTTCATAGATGTATTTTAGTATTTCTCTCAACACTCTGACCTGTTGCTGCACAGGAGTGGTATTGTGATGCCATTCTGCTACCTGCACCATTTCAGGCATTTCATAGACCTGTATAGCCCCGTAGTCTCCACCTGTGCCCAAGCTAGGGTCTAGAGCTATTAGATATGTGGCTCTGGGATTTATTTCTTTATACCAACGAGTCTGCCCCATGTTCATCATAGGGTCCGATCCTGCAAGTTCAACTAACTTCACAGAGTTGATTAGAGTTTCGTCATAGATCAAGAACTCGCATTCAAACTCTCTACGGAATCGTTCTTCGCCAATCTTAGCACGTTCTAATCTAGCCCACTCGTCGTCACGGTCTGGGTGTTCTTGCCACGGTGCAAAGAAGGGGAAGAAACCGTTGACACCTAATTTAGTTTCATTGCCAAAGTCGTCAAATCGCTTGTTGGCTTCTAACCAAATCATGGCGAATTGATCTTCGTCTGAGTTAGGTGTTGATGTAATAATAGCTTTACCACCTGTGGCTAATGTTGGTGATAATGCTGTCCAGAACTCTTTGGCTTTCTCTGGTGGTTGTACGAATGCAAACTCGTCGCAGTATATTAGCGAAAGAGATTTGCCACGACCTGTGTTTTCAGTTGTGGTAGTTGCTTGTATGCGTGATCCATTATCGTATTCGATGGTGTTTCTGTTATACGAATATACTCCAGCACGGATAAAATCGGGTAAATTTTCATAAGCATATCGATAACGATCCATGATGTCTCGAGCACCTTCGTACTTGTGTGCAGCGATCAATACCTGTACGTCTGGCATGAACTGAGTATACCATAATAGGTATGCTACTGCGCAGGTGGTCTTGCCCATCTGACGTGGCAACATGGCTATGCATTCTTTGTTGGTATGGTATGCGTCAATCAGTAGTTCTTGAAACCCGTAGGGCTCAAACGGTATTGATCCTCTAGTAGGATGTTGTATCTTGATAAAGTTTTTGGCAAAGTATAAAGGTCCAGTAACTGGATCCATACAGGCTTCTAGGTGCTTGACTTCTTCTAGATTATAGCGTATCGGTGCATGGGCTTTCTTGATTAGATTGCCGTCTAAGGATTTTGACATATGTTTATTTAATGAAAAAAATAGGCTCCGGAGAGCCTATTTGGTTTGTTAGTTTGTATTAACTATCGATGGTTTCTGCTGCATCGACTAGGGTTACAGCTACGTCTTTGTAAATGTCTGCAAGCGTGTCGGGCAATGTAACAGTTAATGATTCTTGTATTTCAGCACCTTGACCGCCATCAAATACTCTCATACTCTTAACATAGTTGGTTCTGCCAATGGCTTGGCCAACTTGATATCTCAATGCCTTAGCAGTCGAATCCACAGTAATAGTACCATCTGTAGTAGCGGTAAATTCAAAAGGTGTTCCGATTTCTGCTCTTGTTCCGCCTAATACACCGTCTGATGTGCCGGCACCTGCTGCACCTGCACGGTCATATCGCACCGTAAATGTAACTGCGGTTGCTTGATTGGCTGCTACTGTTACGCCAGCACTGGTAAACTGCACGTCTTGAATTTGTGCGTCAGCGTATTTTTGTAGATTTTCAACAATGGCTAAGAAACGTTGATGACCCCTAGCCACACGACGGCCAATTGCCAATGTAGCTGGCTTTGTTGCAAATGCGCTGTGATCTTGTGGGCATACTGCTCCGTTGTCGTTGCCGTCTGCTGTAGGGTATGTTCCTGCACCACCAGTTAGTGTAATTACCACTTGATAAAATTCTGGTCTTAGTGACTCAGATGAAATTTTAAATCCTGACATTATTTCGCTCCTTTAGCTTCTGCCAATCTCTGAAGTAGTTCTTCTCGTATACTGGCACGTAGTTGTTCTTTGCTTTCGTAAGCGCCTGCGGCCATAGGGTTGTCACCGCGATATGGTTTACCGCTGAAGCTTTTCTTAGGCTTGTTTAGATCATCACCGTCTGGAATAGCAGCGTCAACGCCTGCGTACTCTGGCTCTGAACCGTTCAGTGAATTACCAAATGCTTCATCTTTTTCTTTCTTTTCAGCATCGTGATCATCCATGTCATGATCTCCATCACCGTCAATGTCGCCCATGTCTTTGGTTACATCATCGCCGTCATCGCGATCTAAGTCGCCCATTGGCGGCATATTGTCTGCATCCATGTCGCTCGGACCGCCCATGTTATCTGCATCTGGCTCGCTGTGTGGCTTTGAGTCCATGTCTGGCAGCATCTTTAATGGAGGTAGTCCGCCCATGGGCTTGTCCATAGGCTCGATGCTGATAGAGCTCATCGGTGCTGGTTGGTTAATCATATCTGGATTAACTTTGGTCATCAGCTTCATTAGTTCTTCGATGTTGTCCATGCCTTGTGCATTGAGATTTAAACTCATGCTCGGTGGTGGAGTGTCTGGTTTTGCTGACATCGGTGGCATGCTAGGCATGCCCATTGGCATAGGTGAGTCACCGCAGGCTTCTGTGGCGGGCCTGTCTAACTCCTGCATCTTGGCCAATAGTTCTTGAAAGTTCATAGTTAATTTCCTTTGCGTGGATCTGGTTTGCCAGCATTTGACATTGGACTCATAGATCCGGCTTTGTCTATTTTTTGCTTGGGTATTTTATATTCAGCAGCGAACCCGTCTTTGGTTCTCTGCTTGGCTGTTTTGCTTAAATCTTTTAGAAACCCTTTGTTGAAATCATCACCGAAGTAATCTTTGTGTTTGATTTTTCCTGTGCCTTTGTCCATGTCTTGTTCGTCTAACATAGCTTCGCCACTGGGTTCGTTGTCCATCAACACTTGATCTACTTCTGTAGGCTCACCGCTGTTTCTTACACGGAAACAATCTTCGTCTATGCCTATAGCTTTAACGTGTGTTTCTATTTCTGGTGGAGTAATAGGATATTCGCAAATTACTTCATATATGGTAACCTGCATGTTTTCTTTGCCCGGAAAATCCAGTGGCAATTTCTGTATGGGTGTAGTTGACAGTTTTTCAAATGTCATAACCTTGCAGCTGTCCAAGCGCGATTTAAGAGCTTCTTGGAATTTTTCAGGAACATCGCCTGCAACTTTGATCTTGAAGCTGTAGATTTTTTTGTTTTCGACGAGATATTCTTTAAAAGTTTTCATATGAGTATTTATGCTTTTCCGCTTAATTTTTTCAGCAGCTCATTGCGATCTGTAATCACATAGCCCTGCCCGTTTATTACATTGTTGGGATCTACTCCAGCATCGTTGTCTATTTTAAGTTTTTTCAGCTGTAGATCCACAGCTTTGAGTTTCTTTTCTATCTTGTTGCTTTTGGCAGTAATAGCGTTGCCCATCATTGAGCTGGCTACTTCAAAAATCCTACCCGAATATCTCACTTCTACGTTCATGCCCAAATCCATGAGATCATCGTAGGCCTGTTCTGCTTTTTTTGCCAAATTATCCAGTTCTTGCTCATCAAGATTATCCAGTTCTTGTATATGCGGCAGTGTTTGTACTATCTTTTGTACCGCTTGAAACTGATCTTCAAGACTATTGATTTCTTCATGTACAGGCGGAGGTGGTAGTGCAGGCTCGGGCTGAGATTCTAAATCAAATAGTTCTTCTAATTTTTTAGTCATATCATACTTATCTGCGTTTGGTGCCTTGATGGAAAATATCCCCTTCATTGACCACTCTAAACCTAATACCTTGCTGTTTACACCAAGCTGTGGCAGCTTCCCATTTGGCCATGTTTTTAATATACTGCTCTTGATTGTATCTGCTTTTGCCCACTGATTCTCTTAGGGTTTGACTCTGCGGTTTGACCTCTACCACTTCTGCATGTTTCTTGCCAGTTTTGTCTTTGTAGACCACAAAGAAATCAGGCACATATATTGTGTATTTGCCAGTCATAGGGTCTCGGTATGGGATTTGTATACTTTCGCTGGCCCAATTTTCCACACCTTGATGCTCATCTAACATACGCATAAACACAAATTCCCACGAACTACGAGCCAATGGAGTTTTCTTCCCTACATATTTGGCAGGGTTTTTCATTTCAAATCGTCCCTGTGCGAATTTAGACATTAGGCAGCTATGTTTCTTGTTTGGTTAGGCTTTATATCAGTGGTTCTGTAGCCTAATATAGATGTGGACACACGATTGTTGTTGAGTATCTCTGCCACGATCTGCCCTAACGAAACTCTGGAGAAACTTTTCAACGTATCGAGTATTTCAAAGATAGGTGTGCTGTCAATCTTGGCCTGTCTTAGGATTACGGCTGCACAGGTCGAAGCAGCATCGAGATCAAACCCGGCCTGCTGGAAAAAACTCACTGCGGCTGTGACATCATTGGAAGGAAACTCTAATGCTGCCTCACCGTAGTTTTCAAAGTATAATTTAGTAGTAGCTGCACTGTCTTCTATAGGTTGTGCTGGTAAATTAGTAGTCATAGATTAATCTGGACCTCCTACCACGTTCCGTTGGCTGGCGCTGGTTGTAGTTTCTGTGCTGGCGCTCTTGGGAAAGATAGCACCTACTACCCCGCCTATACTCTGTGCTGCCGCTGTGATATTTCCAGGATTGCTAAGGATGCCAATTGCTTCACTGGCCAACTGCTCTTTGCTTAGGCTCTTAAAATTCTTGTAGGTGTTTATGGACTTGGCTAATGTACCAATGAATCCTCCAGGAGTGCTGAAAGCACCGCCTGACCCAATGTCACCGAAAATCTGCTCCAGGCCATCTAAAACTCCGCCTTCGCCTGTAAGTGTGGCAACGCCACCGCCTGCCACACTTAATGGACTTGGCACAGTGTCATAGTGTAATGTGGCAAATCCTTTAGGTGTACCAACACTTACATTGCCAGTGGTATATCTCACAGCCTCGTACTCTAACGTCATTTGGCTTTCATTGAATTCACTGGCTCCATAGTCCATGCCCCCGTGATTCCAAGTCTTGATTCTGGGATTTACCAAAGTATATCCAACAAATCGTCTACGACTCATGGTATAGATAGTTACCGATTTAAAGAAGTCTGCTTCTTTCTTGTCGTTGTCTAAGCCATATCTAAAATTGTCAATTTGTGTACCAGTCTTTCTAAGATGATTGGGCTTGAAGGCTGCATCCGGATTGTGACGATCTGCAATATAATAACCGTAATACAAGGCCCACATGGCATTGATCACAGCATTGCTGTCGTCGTGCATGTTGATGTTTACAGGTTCGTAGTTGATCTGTTTATAAACTATCTTTTTGCGATTGTATTGATTTTTTACCACTGAATCAAAATTAAATTTTGGTAAGTCTGCACTCTTTACTAACAGTCCAGCTTCGTTGGCATGCTTGGCGGTGAATGCACTCATGCCTCTTACTGTGTTGTCTATTTCAAACTGAACATAGTAAAGAAACTTGGTCTTAGGACTGAGTCTAAGATTGTTATCAACAAATAATCTCGTGGCATGACGATAGTTACTCTGTTGACCCTTGGGCTTGGTTACGCCTTCGATCAAGCCTGAACCGAACTCTGATAGATATCTCGTGAATTTATTTGCCATACAAATATTTATGCCACAAAAAAAGCCCGATTTTTAGTCGGGCTTTTTGAGTTAATATTACTATTATCCCTGGGCTGTAGACGCACCTGTAGTAGCAGCACCAATAGTTCTTCCTACTGCTGCTCCAATACCGCCTATTGGGCTCACTGCTGTTGTACCAGCTGCGAACTGTGATAGGTTATCGTAGGCAATAGTCAGTGCCACTGTCATGTGCTCGTTGGTACTGTAGTTTGCATCACCGTAGTCTGCATTCTGCACAAAACAACCATATAGTTCAAATGTTTCTAAGGTGGTTGGTACTAGAGCACCATTACCGCCGTCAAGCACTTCGATACGTGTGGTAAATTTGTAGTCAATACCTGAACGTGCAGAAGCCTGTTCCATAAAGTCATACTGCTTCTGAATCTGTTGGCCAACTAATTTCTGCACTTGTCCACTGGCATCGTCACGCAATGTCAGTGTAACGTTTTCAAGTGTGTATTTGCCAGCTAATTTAACTTTTGAGTTGTAGACGTCCAGTGTCATTTCTTCAAACGACACTTTAGGTCTTGTAACATCTTGTACCTGTTTAGTAAGTTCAGTAGCTGCGGCAACTCCAAATCCTAACAGTGTAACTCTAAAGCGATATTTTAACTTTGGCATCAACAGCACTTGAGTGCTGCCAGCTGCGTTGGTAGTTGGAATACCAATGTTGTTAAGCGATGTAATTGCCATTTTTAAATTTCTCCTGTGTTCTTGATACGCAATGGAATGTAAATGAACTCAATGGCTTTCACTGGCTCTATAGCGATATCAACATAAAGTTCGTTGCGATCGATACGAGACGGAGTGTTATTGCTTTCATCACACACAACCGCAAAGTCGTAAATTGCTCTCAAGCCTACTAATTCTAACAATAGGCTTTCTGCCGCTTGTTTGATTTCGTCTCTGGTAATCTTGTCATTGGGTTCAAACAGATATGGACGAGCCAACTTGTTCAACTGACTACGCAGGTATACTACTAAACGTGCTACGTTGATACGATCTAATGCTGATGCATTTCTTGCACGGGTCTTTTGACCGTATGCTACTAAACCAACACCGTTAAAGAATGGAATTGGATTAATTTTTAGTTCGTATAATGTATCGCGTTGACCTTCGTTCAATGCAACTGTTTGGAATTCACCTGTGGCTGCATCAATATACCCTACTGCTGTGGCGTTGGTAATACCGCCACGTCTTGTACCTGCTGGTGCAAACCATGGGAAGCTGACATTGTCGCTGAGTGCGATAGTCTTCAGCATCATGTGACTTGCTGGAACCACTGCATTAGAACCGCTTAGGTCAGTGGTAAATCCATTTGGATAGTATGTGGCCAAGTATTCATCATAGGTCACAACACCGTCATCACCGTTGTCTGTGACTAATTCTGCGTTAGTACCCCAGTTGTTCAATGAAGTAGCATCTGCTGGCAATCTCAATGGAGTATCACCTACCACAAACGCAGTAATACCTCTGTCAATGTTGAGATTAACTAGGTTGCTCATTGTTTCTGGATATCCTGGGCAAGCTATAATATTGAAGTTTCTGCGTTCTTCATCGCGGATTTCTTGGCTTGTGTCAATCACTGACTTCAACGCCTGTGTAACCACTTTGCGTTGTGCCTTGCGACCGAATGATCCCGAACCGTCTTCGTTGTTGCCTGAAGCAGTAACCCAACGATCTGGGAAATAAGTCTCCATGCTCAGACCAGAACCGCTAAGAAATGCTGATCCTGCCAGTGTCGCTGAGCTTGTTCTTGGATTGTCGCTGGCTGTATCGATGTAGCTGTTTTGATACTGCTTGACGTTGCCGCCACTGCGTCTAAGATTCCACAACAACATGCCTTTAGGATACAGTGCTGGATCTGGAGCATCTGGGTCTAAGAAGTTGTTGGTGATCAAGTCTTCTATAGTTGATTGACTTGAACTTGTTCCTGTAGTATTCCAACGAGCGTCTGCAAACAATACACCTTCTTCAGTTGTTTGATCTGTTTTGTCTACTAATTCCCAACGCAGTGTAGCATCGCCGATATCAGTTAAGTTGCTGTTGTATCTGTAAATTGTTGGGAAGTTTTCCAAATCAGCTGTGCTAATCCATAGATCGCCTGATGTAGTAACACCAGACACATATGGATTGCTGGCAGCAACAATAGGCAAGTAACCTGTTCTCAGAGTAGCTGTTGCAGCTTCGTAATAAGGTGATGATGTTGTATTAGCTCCTGGAGCACCATATCTATATCCTACCCATGTGTTGCCGTTGTGAACCATGATATCTACATCAGCAAAATTAGGATTGTACCACATTTGTTGATCAGCTGGTTCATTTAATGGTGCATCAGGTCCGGCAGCAAATCTCGGATCATCTGCAGCTAGAGGTTTATATCCAGATACCAAGTAGTCTTCTGCAGCACCTGTAGCAAGATCTTCTGCTCCCACTGCGCCACTGCCCAATGAGATGTTATAGAAGTTTTCTGTACCTGCTCTAGTCTTGATGTTATAGGCTGTGAACAAAGTTGACAAAGGAGTACCTGTGCCATCTGTGAGTCTAAAATCGCCGCCGTCATTGTGAGTAATTACCAATCTGCTCTGAGTCGCTGTTACAGCTACTACAGAAGCTTCGATGTTTGTGAAGCCAGCTGCGTTGATAGCAGCAGCAAACTTGTCTGCATCGCTGTTGTCGCCTGTAGGAGCATTTCCTGTAGCTGTGCTCAATGTAATTGTTTTAGCTGCATCTAATGCCAACTGCCCTACAATGCTTTCAGCCAATGTAAATGTTCTTGTAGATGCTGCGGTAAAGGTTCCACTTTTGACAATGTTAGATGTAATGCTGGTGCCTTGACCTGCACCAACGTTTCTATACCATACACGGAATTCAGCTGTGTCTGGTGTTGTGTCAAATCCGCTGTTTTCTTGTGCGTTGCTTTGTACAAACAATGTGTCTACTGAAATGTTTGCGCCACCGCCACTGCGATCCAAATAATACAAGGCTGCGTTTGTGGATGCATAAATCGGTGCCTCTGATGCTACCCATGATTGTGTAGCAGAGCTCCACTGTTTGGCTCTCCAGCGAGCACCTCGATTAGGTTCTGTGGTTTTAATCCATACAGAACCTGTAGCATATCCTGCTACAGTAGTAGTGTTATCACCACGCTTGAAGGTCGGCACATCTGTGTGCGGAGTCTGTTGCAACTTAGGGCTGAGATATTCACCGGCTGTGATACCAATAGTTGCCCATGAAGCTGTTCCGTTGTCTAATTGAACCCGACCGTCTATAGCAGTTGCAGAATCACCAGTTGACCCGCTTCTACCGTCTGCGTATATATAAAGTTTATTTGAAATGACCTGTGCATTTACACCTTGAATATTTGCTGCAATAATATTATCTTTAATTGTGGTTAAGGATCCAGCAACGATAGAAGTGTTATTAATAAACAATGTGCCACTGAGTGTGCCGCTATAGGTAGAGCTGATCACCACTGGCCAGCTGGCCTTCCACGCATTTGATCCTAATAATACCCAATCGCCTGCATCAACTGGTGTACCACTTAGAGCATTATCTCCAAGTCCACCGTTACCAGCAGACTTGTAGTAGATTCTTGCAAGATCTTCTGCTGTACCGTAGGAAGTATCACCTTCAACTGTGCGGAACACTACTGCGTAATCGCCAATTTGTCCTACTGAAGTTTTAGGAGCATTAGTTGTTTCTATTTTGCTTGGAAAATCTGCGTCTGTAAGTACCAATGGCACTTTGTTAGTAAATTTCTGTCCGCCTACTGTGGTAGCGGCTGCACTGTTCCACTCTTGGATACCCCAAGTTGTAGCCTGCGTATCGATCCACCATTTGCCGTTTACTGGGCTCGCTCCCGGGGCATCTACTTGTGCTGCAAGTTCGTCTAAGTCTACATCAGCACGAACAATAAATGCCGCGTTGCTTACACCTAATAAACTGTATGCTGCTAATAGTCCATACTCGTTACGCTCTGAGCCATGAATAGGAGTTGAACTCGCTGTCTGCTCAAAGAACGGAACTCCAAACAGATCGGTAAGATCTCTTTGGCTGGTAACTTTAAATGCTTTGCCAGCATTTGCTTTGGTTGTTGCTGAAGCTGTGTTAGTGCCAGCTCCGTTTGTTTTATCTTGGGCTGTTGCTACGACAATAAGAGGGACCGTACCAGGTTCTGCTGGTGTATAAAAACTCTCGTCGATTACCGTAACTTGTACGCCTGGTGATGTTAGTGCCATATCGCCTATTCTCCTGGTAATAGTTGCTCATAATATTTAGCATTCTATTCCAAAAACAGCAAGTTAGGCGCCGAACAAAAGGGGTCTAAAAGGGTAAATATCAAATGCGACCACTATGCAAGGCCTGCGCACAGCGACCTAGAGCCATTAATTACTACAAAGACACTCGTGCCTATTACAGAACACTGTGTGAAATCTGTCTAGCACACGGTGCAGGTGAGCATGTTCCTCGTTGGCAACGTGCCGGATACAAACCCAAGTCCGTTTGTGAAAAATGTGGGTGTCGATCTCAACACCCCGAGGTATTTCGAGTGTTCCATGTAGATGAAAATCTCAACAACTGCAGACCCTCAAATCTCAAAACTGTGTGCTTGAACTGTGCTGCTATCTTAGGCAAAGAGGGTATAACTTGGAGGCAAGGCGATCTTATTGCTGACTACTAGGTTTGCACTCTGTTGATACAGGTCATCGATAGTGCCATTGTTGTCGATTATCTTGTCAAAATCGTTGCCCAACCATGCCCATTCTGATGCATGTATTTTACGCATCTTCATAGCGTTTAGACCTACATTGTTGCCTTGATTGGCGCTGATAGCATCCTCATACCAGTCGGGCAACTCACCACGCTGCACCCAAACAATTTGGCCACCTGCATCTTTGATTGATTTAATTTCATTGGGGAAACGACAGTCCGAAATTACAATGTGATCTTTGCTGAGACGCAGTTTATTTTCTAGGCTGGCAATCCAAATATCATCATGGAATGCTTTACGGCATACTTCCGTGCCCCAGTATTGTAGAACCCATCTAGGAGTTAATGTAGGCATGTCTAAGCGTTCTGCCCACCAAGGATCTACTTGTTCCCGCCACTCGCGAGCCTGTGCTGTGCGACCTTCCAGCATGGTTCGATCCCATCCAAACACACTGGCCACAGCATCTTTGAGTGTCGACGCAAAACTTTCTCTGCGAAATTCGTGAAAATTAACTAGATAATCGGCTACCGTATCTTTGCCCGAGCCTATAAAACCGCATACACCTATAATCATAAATTGTCCCCTTTAGAACAATTATAATATAGATTAGTTATAAGGTCAACCAGTTATCCAGGTATAGCCGCTGCCGCCGGGAACCAATTTCATCAAGTCGTCGGTGAGTTTTTCCATCTCGGCCTGTGCTTCGGTGATCAGTGCTGTGCCATTGAGCTGTGTGCCACCCTGTGGTCCAGCAATCTGTCCAAACTTTGATCGAGCCTGTCCAAGCATCATTTTGCAGTTGGCCAATGAATAATCCTTGATCCACTGTCCGGAATACACATCATCGATGATTACAAAGTCGGGTCGGCTGTTGTATACCTGTAGCATCACAGATTCATCTCCGCGAGGACGTTGATGTATGATCAGCTTGTGACTCTGTGGATGCCATGTAAAGTTAATAAATGAACCAAACATCTTACCTACCAGCTCCTGGTACTGACTAAACAGTTCATAGGTTAACAAGCCACCCATGTTAGTGCTGCTTAATAAGTAGGTATTGGCATAGGCCAAGTTGAACGGCTCAAACACAGTTCCACCTGTGCCGTTGCCAGTTCTTGATCCCACTGATCTACGGAATATTTGACGTACCTGCTGTATTTCTTTAGGTAGTATATATTCGTTAGTGCTCTCAGTAAGGGTTAAAAACGCATAACTTTCTTCTACAGCGTTATCGCTTCGCTGACGGAAAACTGCTAGAGCACGATTAAGTGCTGTATCGTAGTGGATAGGGTCTAGTTCTACGTCTACCATACCATCGCCTAGCATGGCTTTGCAGTAGTTGTAAACAGAATTTTTGGCTTGGTCTGATGTGCTCATACGAGTATTTATCGTAGCGGTAAATATATGACTATGCCAAGACTCAGTTTATACCGTCCCGAAAAGGGCAACGATTTCCGCTTTATAGATAGATCCGCCTGGGAAATGTTCCAAGTCGGCGGAACAGATGTGCTGGTACACAGATACATCGGGCCCGGTGCATCCATACAGGGCGATACTCCCAGCACTCCTACCTACGCCACTGATAACGTAGCAAACATACAAGATCTGTTATTTTTAGAAAACAGAGATCGCAAATATGATCCCGATGTTTACGTCATGCGCGGTGTATACAATATATCTGATATCGATTTTAACCTTAGTCAGTTTGGACTGTTCCTGCAGAATGACACTATTTTTATCACATTCCACATCACAGATACTGTAGAAAAACTAGGTCGTAAAATCATAGCAGGAGATGTGATAGAACTGCCGCATCTCAAAGACGAATATGCTTTGAATGATTTAACTTTTGCACTAAAACGTTTCTTTGTCATAGAAGAAGTTAGTAGAGCAGCGGAAGGATTTTCAGCCACATGGTATCCACATCTATATCGTGCCAAGTGCAAGCCGTTAGTGGATAGCCAAGAATTCAAACAGATACTAGATGATATTGCAGACAGAGAATTCTACAAAGGCACTTATAACTCAACCATAACTTATTATCCCGGCGATGTTGTATTAGCTGACAATGGCAAAAAATATCAAGTCATCCGAGAAGTCACCGGAATAGAACCGCCCGGACCGGTAAACAATCCTTACTATGCACTAGCAGACACCCTACGAGATGTAATCAGTACCTACGAAAAAGAAATGCAGATCACTGCTGCGGTATTAAATCAAGCAGAAGCAGATGCACCACGCAGCGGCTACGA